ACTGCATTATTTGCAGGTGTTGGTGTGTTCGCTGTTCCACCCATTCCTGAGTGAGACGAACAATAATAATAAAGTGTTGGTGCATCTGATGCCACAACTATAGTCACTTGTGTTGAAGAATTTACAGTCACACCAGTAGTGTAAGCATTTGAATTACCACTATCTGTAGAAAATCTAAATGGGTGTGCTGAGGGGTGATTAAATATGTAAGTATTACCCTCGTATAAATCTAAAGTGTCTTGTTGAACTCCATCTATAAAATATTTATTAGAACCACCAACCGAAGAAACTGTGACTGTTTTTACTAAAGTAGATGGATTGTAATATTTATTAAAACCATAAACTTCTGCTGAAGAAGCATTTGCGTATTCTAAAGCGTTTCCTGCTGAATTTACAACTAAAGCCTGTCCTGCTGTACCAATACTTGCAGGTGTATTTGTTAAATCATTAATTGATATGTTAGCTAATTGGAATGTACCATAAGCCACAATCATTAAAATATCGTTTGCTGAAGCACCTGTACCTAATACAACGCTAGTACCTGAAGTTGCAGTAAAATCTGCATTTGCAAGTTTAACTCCGTTTAAATATACATCTATAAACCCTGCGTCATACGCCAAAGTTTTTGAATTTGTATCTGAACCAGTAAATGTTGTTTGGTTTGCTGTTGCAGTATATTCAAACCTGTTGCTTGTTCCGTTAACTGTAGAACCTGCCGCCGCCCAACCTGACGATTTGTATACTTTTAATTCGTTTGCACTTGTATCAAAATATAAATCACCTAAAGTTAGTGAGCTTGTGGGTGCTGAACTTGAAATTCTGTATACGTCAGCAAAATTATTTACTGCCGCTAAGTTTGTAGCTACAGTATTAATATTTGTAATACCACCTGCTACTGCTGTAATATTAGAATTTGCTCCTGCTACTGTGTTAATGTTTGTATTGTTTCCTGCAACAGTATTGATGTTGCTAGAATTAGAATTTACAGTTGATATTGCTGAAGACAAACCTGCAACTGTATTAATATTTGAACTGTTAGAATTTACAGCATTAATATTAGTCGCATTACTGTTTACTGCTGATACTGCTGAACTTATACCTGCTACTGAAGTAACATTTGCGTGAATACCTGCTACTGTAGTTACGTTAGCTGATATACCTGCTACTGTATTTACATTGGCAATGCCAGTACCTACTGTATTAACATTAGCTATGTTTGTAGCAACTGTATCTATTTCAGATGTAGTTTCATTTAAATCATCAGCTACAGTCTCAACTTCTGAAACTGCTTCTGCTAAATCATTAGCTACTGCTATAACCTTTGTAATATCTGTTGCTACTGTGTTTACTGAAGCAATGTTAGTCGCTACTGTATTAATGTTTGTAGCGTTAGAATTGGTTGTAGTAATAGCTGACATGTTACTATTAACAGTATTAATCGCTGATATATTGCTATTAACATTGTTAAGAGTAGTCTTATCTGACGCTGATAACCACGTGTTTTCTAAATAATTCTTAGTTGCCGCATGTTGTGCCGCCGTAGGGTCTGCCACATTTGTAAGTCTTTTGTTTTGTGCGTCCCATTGAAAATCTGTACTTGATACTTTAATAACATCATTAGCATCATCAATGGCTTCTTGACCCATAAAGAACGCTTGGTCTGAATCTGTATCTAAATCATTCTCTGTAAGTACAGAACCAGAAGCATAATCTACTAATTTAGTACCTTGTGAGGTTCTACGTCTAATCTCAATAGCTACTGCATTTGCAGGAGCAGTGTTAAATGTAAGTGTTGTTCCTGCGGCATTTAATGTAAAAGCTGTTGAAGCTACACCTGCTAGGGTAATTGCCAAGTCTGCTGTACTTCTATAACTAAAAGGTATAGAATACGCTGTTGTACTGCCGTTACCAGTGTATCTTACAAAACTGTTTGCCATTTAATTCCTTAATTTAATTTGTTTTATCTAAAAGGGGTACTTTATTGTAATTGTGTTAAAACTTGAGATTGTTGCTTTCCATAAGTCTCTTTGTACCCATTAATTGTAGAAACTTTGCCATTATCAGCTTCAAAGAACGCATATTGCATTATGTATTCTCTTGATGCTCTTTCATATTCTCTTATTATTTCTAACAAATATTTATCACCTTGATATTTACCTGCATAAATTCTGTTGTCTCTTAAATATCCTTTAGTATTATATGCTGATTTTGGATTATCTAATTCATATATAATACGTTCATTTAAGGTTCTACCACCTAATAACACTTGAGATTTTACTTGGTTCATAGCCTCATATAAAGTTGTACCTTCTCTTAATTCTATTGCATTTGCTAAAACTTTGTTAGATTTCATTTTGACAACATTATATTGTTTTAAATTAATATCTAATTTTGTTCCTACATCTACTTTAAATCTAGGTCTTTCCCATAAAATGTTTGAAGTTTGTAATATTTCTTTTGCTCTATCTGTAAGTATATTTTTACCATTTCTATCAGTAATATTAGCACTCCAATGACTTGTTACTGGAAATATATCTTGCCAGTTACCAAGTAATAAACCTTGTGGTTTAGGATATGTATTACCTAAAGCATCTCTTCTAGGTGATAAAGCATCACCATAATTTAATAATGGAAATTGTCCATCAAGATATTCTTCATTTACAATTTTTGCTAAAGCATACGGTGATGATTGTGATAAATGGTCAACCATAGTTATTAATTCTTTTTCTGAATCTGCAAACACTTTGTTAGACCATCTCCAACCTGTAGCGGCAGGAAATAATTTACTAGCACTTCTACTTAAATATCTATCTATTTTAGAAACATTAGCCGCACCTTCTTCATTAGTTGCTTCTGTATCACTAAATATTGCCATCATCTCAAAGAAATCTTGTGTCATTAAATTACTTGCAAATATGTTAGACCACAATGAAAATGATGAACTAGCCAAGTGTGTAAAGAACTCTGTCATTTTATTTTGTTCTATACTATGTGCAGGGTCGTCCCATAGATTACCTAAATCTTCTACTGAATCTTTTATTGCCGCAGTTACCATAAAAGGAATTGACAATGGAAAGAACCTAGACATAGACACATATTGGTCAACACCATTTTCATCTTGATATTTGTATGAAAATCTGTGTTTTCTATCTTTAGTTTTATATCCTGTAATTTTATCATTCATAGCATACATAGTTGCCATACCATAAACTGTCATACCTAAATAACTTAGAGCTTCTGCTTTTTGTCTAACAACAGGGTCAGATGCTTTACGCATAGCAGAGTATTCCATGTTTAATTTATTAAGTAATGGTGTCATCTGCCAACCATACTTAAATAAACTAACAGGTGTTTTAACAAAGTGTAAACCTGTTAATACTCTTATTAATGGATATTTGTTTGTTAATTTTAATAACAAGTCACCAAAGTTATTAGAACTTTGTTTTTGATTTGGATAAAATTGATTAGGGTCTAATGCTTCATTCTTTAGATTTTGTGTAAATGAACTAATCCTTGCTATATATGTAGGGTCATTAGCTACAGATTTTGTTAAATCATCTAATGATTGTGTTTCAATTTTATTAAATGTTTTTGTTTGTCTAAAATTACCAAATTCATCTTCATATTGAAAATATAACTCAGACCATTTTTTTTCAAAAGGTGTTTGTTGCACTTTTTGTCCTTCAAGATTCATTAAGTTTTTATCTAATGTAGCTACTTTTTTTGTGTTTATCTTGTCTTGTGCTTTTTCAAATCTTATGTTTTCTTTTAAACTTCTAATTTTTTCTTCTAATTTTATTGTTTGTGTTTTGTTAATTTTTTTGCTTTTCCATAATTCAGGATAAAATGTTCTCATTCTTTGATTAACATTAGCTACTCGTTGTGCTCTATTAAATATGTTTTTTGTGAATGAGTCACCTGCTTGTAAACCTCTAAGTGATAGAAAAGATAATTTACCAATAGGTGAACCTACAAACGCTAATGCTCTTTTTAATACATTGTTAGATTCTCTTAATTGTGTAAAATAAGTTTCCATGTTTCTTTGTTGTCTACCATCAAATCTATGTTCTAATGTATCACCGATTGCTCTATTAGCTTTCCATGCAAGTTGTGCTTTTTTAAATGCTATTTGAAAGAATCTAGTTTGACCAACCATTAAGTCATTAGCCATTCTAATTTTATTTAATCCTAATTTACCTTCACCTCTAGCAAAACTTAAAAGACCACTATAATAATTTTCTACAATATTAGCTTGAAATCTAGCAATAGTAGACAATACGTTTATTTCGTGTGTTGTAGGGTCAAACAATAAGTTACCAGTTACATATTCATTCAATGCTTCTGATAATGTAACTCTTGTATCTTTTTTTGTTCTGTTATATTTTCTAACAAATTTTCTTAATAATTCATCATTACTAGATAATTCTGCAAATTGATTAATAGCTTTAACTTGGTCTTCTGGTGTCATTTTTTCAATACGTGACAACAAGTTAGGCATTTCTTTTGTAATAGCAATGTCTGCGTCCATACGTAATTTATCTGCATCTGTTACTTCTACTATAAGTTTTTGGGAATTTAAAGCGTCAGATACGCCTTCTACTGATTTGATGTGATTTTGTAATAATAATTGTTTTTCTTTTAATGCTTCAAATAATTTTTGAGCTATTGCAAATTTTTCTTTAGGGTCTACTGCTTCTTCACCTATCTTTCTAATTTCAGAAATTTCTTTTGCTTTATTAACTAAGTTGTATCTACCTGCTAATATACTAGATGCTAAGTCAGGAGCAACTCTAACTACTAAACCTAATTCTTCTGCTAATTTTTTTGCATTTTTAGGGTCTAGTAATTTTAAAGATTTTTCTTTTATGTTTTGTAAAAGACCAACTCTTTCATTTGTTCGTATAGAACCTTTTTCTTTTAATCTTTTAATAGTAGCATTAATTTCTTTTATAACAATATTGTGGTCTTCTTTAGAACTAATTTTGTTTAAATTAATAATAGGTGTTTTTCTTTTTACTTCTTTAACTTTTTTTTCAATAACTTCTACTTCACTTTTTCTTACTTTAGTTATTTTAGGTTCTTTAACTTTAATGTCTGGTTTCTTTTTAGTAACTTTACCATCTTTACCTGACCAAGTAGTTTCTGTGCTCTTACCACCAAATCCTGCATCTTTATCTAAATCACCTTTAAATCCATTACCTTTATCATAAAATTTTCCTGCTTTACCTTTAGAAGTCCAATAACCCATAGTACCACCTATAGTACCTTGAGCTACACCACCAATAGTACCTGCTAATAATGTTCTTGTTAAATTGTAATCAGACATTAAATTAGAATCTATTTCAGCAGTTTGTCTTGCCATGTCAGCAGATGCTCCTATAGCCGCACCATAGATTGCTTCTTTTTTAGCAACATCTATAGCCGCCGCTTTAGCCGCTTGTTTTTGAAATTCTTTTTTTGCTAATCCTTTTAATGGAACTTTAGCCGCTTCTCTAACAATGGTACTACCTGTACCAAAAGTAAATAAGTTAAGAGGGTCAGACACTAAGGCAGGTACAAAATCTTTAGCCCATTTTGCAAAACCAATAGTTTCACTTCCAAACCAAGGTAAGTCTGCGTATACTTGAGTTATTTCAGCCCAGTCACCTTTGTAAGTATCATCTTTTGCTAAAACATTTCCTACATCATAAGCAATACCTGCTGTGTTATATTCACTCCATATTCTATCTTGATAAAACTTTTCTATTAATTCTTGTTTAGTAAAATCTTTTATATTCTTACCACCTGTAATAGTGTTGTTTTTATCAGTTATACCACCTGAATAGTATCGTCTAAGTACAGTTTCAAATTTGTCAGATTGTAATTTTTCAAGAGCTAACGCTTGTTTTTCAACACGTTTCATATTATCGTATTGATTTTTTTCTATTTTTTTTCTTCTGTTCTTGTGTAAGTGTTTGTACTTATCATTATCGTTAGATGATAAGGTACTAGATTGGTAAGAATCAAATACGCCCATAATTTATTTACTTTATATATTTATTGACAAATTCATCTAGTTGTTCCGTAGAAATTCCAAATGATTGTGCCATGTTAGTTTTAACTTCATCATTATTTGCAATGTAGAAATCATAAAAACCTTTAGTTATAGGTTGTCCTGCCATTGTATTAATGCCCTCTATAAAAGCATTTGTCTGTGCTTCTACACTGTCTTGGTCTGTAAAGAATTTAAAGTTTTTTGTAATTTCTGGTAAATCTACATTAGTAGTAAAATTATTAATATTATCTATTACAGCATTTGCTTGTTCTGAAAAATCTACATTCTGTAATCCAAGACCTTCCATTATATCCATAACTACATTCATTCTTTCATCAATGTTAGGAGTGTTAGGGTCATCACCAAATAAACCAAATCCTGCTGTTGCCATTAAATTAGAAAAGAATGGTGATTCTAATATTTTTTGTGAAACTGGAATTAAATCTGTTTCAGATTCTTTAACTAATTCAGATAACAATTCTGTTTCTTTTGATAAACTTGTAACTTCTTTACTAATGACATCAGTATAGTATTCTTGAGCATAACTATCTAAATCAGCAGACGTGGTTAAACCTGATTGTTCTATCCTAGCCGCCATAGTTTCACCCCAAGTTTTGTTGTCATATTTTTTAATTATAGATTCATACTGGTCAGTTAAATATTTTTTAGAATCTTCTACCCATTGCATTTGCACCTCAGCAGGTTGAGAAGAATTTGGTTTAGGATTTTCTCTATTCCATGCTAACCAATCTGTTGATAATTCATTTTCAATAGTGTCTACCATAAAATCAAATTTCCTATTATCATCAAATTTAGATAGAGTAGGAATACTATCAGATAATATTTTAGCTATTTTGTTTACTGTTCCTGTATATTCATTGTCTTGCAATGGACTTGTAAACCCTGAGTTAGCTCTTAATTCAGCACTAGCTAAAGATTTAAAAGAAGATAATATAGTTGTTTTTGATGCGTTGTTTTTAGCTAAATCTGTAAGTAATAAATCTACATTATTATTATAAACTCCTAAATGTATATCTCTATCTATACTTGCTAATGCACCTTTATCTTCTAACATGTTATCACTAGCAGTCATAATACTGTTAATAGTAATTGCCATAGTAGGATAATCTTTAATAAATTCTGATTTAAAATTATTAAATTCTTCTGAACTGTTATCCATACTAAACAAAGTAGATAATCTATCTTTTTTATCAGTTTCTATTTTTCTTTGATTAATTGTGTATTCTTGATTTTCTAAAGCTCTAGCTTTATTTTCATAAGTTTCTATTAATGCTTTAACTTCAGGTTTGTTACTTAATAAGAATTTTTGTAATTTATTACCTTTAGCATCAAGTCCTCTATCTGCATTTAAAATTTCAAATGCTCTAAGTAATTCTTTGCTTGTCTTTGCACCTTTAACAATATTTTCTACATCAGTCATAGCGGCTTTATTAATATCATCATTACTGTGCATAATAAATTTACCACCTTCACTGTTAGGTAATTCGTATTGTGTACTTTTTAAAGTTTGAAAATATGTTGTTCCTATTTCATCTGTAGGAATATCATTTGTAATAGCAATCAAATCTAATATTTTAGTTTCATAATTAAATTTAGCTCTTGTTTCTGCATCAGCAGACATTAATTTAGATTTAAAAGGTGTAAAAGAAGAAGCAAATCCTAATGTAAATGAATCATCTTTTCCATCAAAATTCATAGATTCCATGTATGGTTTTAAAAAGACATCTAAATTACTTGTTTTAAAATCATAATTAGTAAGCATATCTTCTTGAATTTTTAATTTTTGTTTAGATGCTTCTACTCTTCCTAAATGATATTGAACTGTTTTATCTACATATTTACCTGCTAATTCAGGGTGTTGACCTGTATTAATTTCTTCTAAAATAGTTTTGCTATCTTTACCTTGTGCATACAAAGTATTAACTTTGTTAGCGGCTTCATCTTTTGATTTATCTATTTTGTAATTTTGGATTTTTTCTAAGGTAGGAAGTGTACTTTTTTGTAAAGTATCTATAAGTTGAGTAGCGTCTGATACGTTAGAGGAAGCTACATATCCTTTGTTGAACGCATCAAAGTATTTATTTTGTCTTTGTTTTGTATAAGCCATTATGGTGCTACTATCTCTCCTGTATCTGGTTCTGTGTTTGCTTTATCTTTGTAATAGCCTTCAGCACTTAGTGTTGCAATTTCTAATGCAAGACCTGTTCTACTAGGCATTGTTACTGGTTTAATACTGTTATAAGTTTTAGAAAGATTGGCATACGCTGAAGTTTCATCACCTCGCAATGCTGTCATGTCCTGTCTGTAACCTGCAAGTATGTCTGCATAAGAAGAATCAAATTTACCACTTATGCTTTGTAATATTCTAGTAGCATTACCAAATCCTAAATTTAATCCTGATGCTTGTTCAGCTTTCTTTTCTTGAGAATTTTTAAATAACTCTTTAGATTTTTCCATGTCAGCTTCATTTTTTTCATTATCAATCTTAGCAATGTTGGCTAAATAATTTGCATCAGCATTTTTTCTTGTTTCATTGTTTGCATTTATTTTGCCTTTAGCAACTGCTTTTTTACTTTGATGAGAATATATCGCTGTTCCTACTTTTAATGCTGTAACTACATCACACATTTTTTTGTTTATTTAACTCCTTCATCATTAATAAAAATGGCAATTTGCCATGACCGTATTTTTCTATTTTTTCTTTTGGTTCAAATCCTAAAAATTGTAACCATTTTAAAGTCTTCCAGTTTCTTGAATCTACAAAATTGTAAATGTATTCAAATCCTTGACTCATTTCATCAACCCAACGAGGACACTCTTTTAAAAATTGTCTTGTATGTTTGTATAAGTCATTACTAGACAACAACCATACTACTCCATATTCAGGTAATTGACTTGGACAACAACCAAACATGCCTATTACACCTTCATCTTTTGTGCCTATAATAGAATATATCTTTCCTTTTTCATAAGTAAAAGGTTCTACTAAAGCCTTTAAAGGACTGGCATTGTTAGATGCTAGTATTTCAGCTCTGTCTTCTGCTTTCATTTTAGGAGCTAACTCCAACGCATCTGCTAATATTGCAGGTCGTACATATTTTTCTTTAATCATTAAATCCTTCTTGAACGTGAATGATAATATCCTTCTATCTCAGCATCAGCAATATACACTGGTAAATGAGAATCACTTTTTATATCCATTACAAATTCTGTATTTCTACATTGTACTGGAACTCTCAAAGTACCAGAAGCGATTGCAGGTTTTCCTACAATACTTGTTGCTGTACCTATAACATAACCATTCATTATTGTTGTAGATAAATCTCTGTTGTTAGGTGTTACTTCTACTTTAAAGAAACCACTGTTTTCAAAATTAAAAGATATGTTTCTTATTTGATAACGACCTGATGTAATAGCAATTAAACCTCTACCAGTATTTTCTCTAATATAAGGTGTAGACAATCTGTAAATAGAAGAAAACGGTACACCTATATATAATGAGGTATGATTACCTACTATAGTATATGTAGAACCTGTTGTGTTTGTGGCTACATAGTTTGAACCATCTGTTCTATCTACTGCTATTAATCCTGTTTTTGCACCTACTGGTGAAGTGAAAGTTGTTAAATTTGTTGACGCACTATACGTACCTGTAACTGACGCTTTTAAATCTAAATAAACACCATGTCCTAATGTTGTGTCTTTTAAATTTCTTAAATCTATTTTAAATAATTTTGTGTTAGTACCTTCTGCCGCCATTACATATAAAAAACTTTCTAATGACATAGCACCTAAAATCTTAACACCACTAAATTCCCATTTAGCCCACGCAGTTTGTACTTTTTCACCTCTATCAAAAAAGTATTTGTAAACAAACATTGTGTCTGCATTTGTTGGTGACACTGCTGTACCTGAAGTATATGGTGCAGTTTGTGAATCTGCTGTATCAGATGTTAATACTACAATAGTATCTTCAGTTGTATTACTAATAATTTGATAAGCATTTGTTGGTATTAAACTTTGTACTGAAACTGTAATATCTAATCCATCATTTGTAAGTGTATCATCATCTGCAAAATATTCTCTTATTGCAGTATTGTTTGTTCTTGCTTGTGCAAAGTATGCAAACTTACCTGCTGACACTGGTGTAACAGAATCATCATGTTCAAAAGAAGATACTTCATCAAGTTTAGCTGAAGTAGGTGATATAGTTTCACTTGAACTATCTAATTTATATTGTGCTGTATCAGAAAATAAAAGTAAAGACTCATTAAATCCTACAGAATTTTTAAGTGTATTTACTTGTGTACCTGAAGCCGCAATATCAATAGGGTCAGTATCTAAAACTTGTGTTGTAGTTGTTGCAAAGTAATTAAAGAAACTAGCATTTTCTGTAAATATTAAATTTTCACCAGATAGTATTCCTAATCTGTTTTTATAAAAAGTTAAATTATTTATTTTTTTACCTACAAAACTAGGGTCAGCATTTGTATCACTATCTCCACATACTCTATCTGTCCAATCTAATTGTTTAAATGTAAATGTACCATTATTGTTATTAATTAATGCGTGTGGCATTGTAGAATTATCTAAACCTACACTTGTTGCAGGTGCAATAGTTTCATTCCAAACACCATTACCTTCAAATTTTACATAGTAATCAGATAATGTATCTCCTTCATCACCAGTAATTTTTAATATAACACCAAGTTTACCATAATAAGGTAACTTAGAAAAATCTTGTATTTTATCTCTAACAGCATACATACCTGTGTTACCTGAACCGTCTGCTGTACTTACTGTATAATTAGCATTGTTGTCTGTAGGTTTTCCATAAATTACAGAATCAAAACTTTCAAATGTAAAATGAGATGTAAAACCAGAATAGTTTGCTAATCCTTGTGAACTAGAAACAGTTGCTCCTGTATCTGTTCTTACAGTTTTAAATCCAATACCATCAGCATTACTATCATAGTGAGAACTTGCTGTGCCATTTAAAAGTATATCTTTAATTTTATCTGTGTCTCTAAATTTACTATCAGTAGAAGCATCATTACCAGTTGGAAGTTGAAATCTTACTTCTAACTCTTGAGCCATGTTAGGGTGTTTTAATGCTACTTTATATTCTCTACCATAGTTTGTTAATTTAACATTTATTAAAAACTCTTCTACTTTAGCCGCACTTGTAGTTGAATCTGCCGCTACTGTTGTAGCTGTGTTTGCAATAAAAGTAAAATCAGCAATGTTTACTAATTTAAAATTAGCTTTAGGATTTGTAGATGTTAAATAACTTGAACCACTTTGAACTGTAACAGTTTTAACATTTCCTTCTAAGTCCCAAACTTTAACACCACCATTGTAAAATGCTACAATATATTGGTTAGACTCATCTCTTTGAATAGACCAAAATTTAGTTTTATTAGAATATAAGTTAGTAGAATCTAAAGTTGCTACATAGTCTAATGAAGGTCTTTTAGATAAACCTTCTACTATACTATTTTGAAAATTAACTTGGTCTTCACCTTGATTTATTCCTCTTTGAGTAGGTGTCTGTTGAGACATACCATTAAGAAAATTAGGTATTGACTGTGATACCACACCACCCATTAGTAAGTCCTTCTAGTTGTTCTGTTAATTATTGAAAACGTATTTGAATCACCATTAAGAATGTTAATATCTGACTCTTGAGAATCTGCTTGATGAAATGACATTAATGCTTCATTCTCATCTTGACCAATTAATTTTGTAATTTGTGAGTCACCTATAAATCTTGACGCAAATCTTCTTGATGCTTTCATTGTTATATATCGTCTTGCGTATTCTGGGAGATGTTCAAATTGTTGAACTAAGACTAAGTCAACTGAACTAGGTGCACTTGTAAATACATCAGTATGTTTTTCCATGTCATATAAAAAACCATTTCTAATTGTATAATTGTAATTTCTGTATTGTTGGTTTGCATCTGCTTTTACACAGTTTGCAGGTAAAGGAACTTTGTTATCACTATCTAAAGATAATGATTTATAATTTGTGTGTGTGTTAAAATTCCAACCTTGAGATTGGATTGACATAGATGTTTCGTCAAGGATATTTTTAGCGACAGATACATCTACAGTAGTTGTCCCTGTAATTGAGTTTACTGGAGCTTCTCCAATAGTGCTCAACATAGTGTTTACTGCTTGTAACTCAGTAGTTGGTATAATTTGTGTTGTCATTTTATCCTTTTAAATTAAAAATAGAAAAGGGGGATTTGACTCCCCCTAATCTAAGTATAAGTAAAGAAACGATTACGCTTCTTTAATGCCTACAGCCGCTTCTGGTCTTAATACACCATGACCCATAGCATATTTAGCAACCATTAACGTACCTTGTCTTCTTATATCATACTCTTTCTCTACAGCTAAGTCCATTAGCTTAACAGTACCAACCGCACTTGGGTGTGATACTAGAGCAACGTAGTTAGTTAAGTTTACAGCTTGAGGGTTTGAACCACCTGCTGTAGCTGAACCTTGGTCTACGCCTGAGTTTACATTAGAAGCTACAAAGTGTGCAACAGGTACTAATTCAATACCTGCAATTTTAAGCACTTTACCTTCAGCGATTGAACCGTTACCACTGAAATCAACATTCACTGCGTTTGTAGCGTTTGCTAATTTGTAGTATTCTTCCAATCTCATAAAGCATTTTCTGCCTTCTGAAGGAACGTAGTTTGCATCTAATTGTTTTGCCGCACCAAATAGTGCATCAATCATTGCGTTAGCCGCAGTAGCGTCTGTTGCTGAAGCGATACCAGTATTAGTGATAGTTGCTCCTGCTCCATATCCACTGTCAGATACGTTAGCTGATGCTAATGATGCTTGACCAATAGTTTGTAAAATGTGCTTGTCTTTAGTAAAAGCTAATGCTCTTCCTATTTCTTGTGAGTAAGCACTTCTTACGTCCCAATGGTTTTTTGCTTCCTCAATATTTGATAAAAATACTGAAGATGTTAAAAGGTCATTAATTGTAATAACCTTTTCGTTGTGATTTACGTCAGAACCGTTGATTTCTGCTCCTGCTGTGTGGTAAGCCGCCGCTACTCTACCCATTACTGGGAAAGTTGCTGATTTACCAGATGCGATACTTCTTACCATATCTGCACCTGCTGTTTTTGAAGCTCTATCAAATGAAGTAATTACTTCACCTGCGAATACTTTTAAAAACAATGCGTCTTCTGAACCACCTGCATTTGCTCTTCCAACTGATACTGGATTTGCGTTTGCCATATTTGTCTCCTTTGTGATTTATGACTTAGTTTATAAAAGCCTCTTCAATTCAGTTATTTAGTCAAGATTGTCTACCGCAGTAGGTCAAGTTATTTGGCTAATTAAAGTTGGCAGTTGCCACGCATAAGCGTTGCACAACTATATTAACAATCCCACTTACGTAAAGCTAATGCTTTTCTAGTAGGTTTGCCGTTTTTAGACATAGCTCCTTTTACACCACCCATACGAGCACAAAACGATTTACGTCTTGAACTTGTTTTACTTTTGGTAGGTGCTTTTAAGTTATGTCCTTTGCTCTTAAAGTGAGCTCTCCCTGCGGCGTTTAAGCCGCCTGAAGGACTTTGGTATTTTTTAGCAACCATTATGCTTTCGCAGTTTTGGCGGCTCTCTTAAATTGTTTAGCAGTAGGTCTACCTTTAGCTCCTGCTTTTCGCATTTTTTCACCTGAACCTGCTTTAATTCTAGCACGTTTTTTATGAATGTTTGCGTATAGTCCGTTCTTTGCCATATTATTTTTTCTTTTTACTACTCATTATTTTTGATTTTAAAGCGGCAGGTAGTCTTTTCTGTCCACCTTTTAACGCTTTACTTGGTCTTCCTTTTTTAGAACCATAAGTTCCTTTTCCCATTGGCATATTTATTTCTCCT